CTATCTGATGAACAGCACGCTAAGGCGCTCAAGCTCGATGCCGCTGGCTTCGATGCTAGCGAAATCGCTTCAACCCTTGGTGTTGCTGAAGAAGATGTTCTAGCAGCCCTTACGTTCTAACAGAAGTAAATGGGCAGCGGATTACACCTCAATCCGCTGCCCATTTTCACCCCCATCGAAAGGATTCCTAATGGCAATCACCAAGCCATTCCAAGAACTGCTAGAGCGTCTAGGTCGTAATGCTGAAGATAACGTCATCATCTGCTACCAGAGCGCTGCTCAGGGCTTCCGCACAAAGAAAACCACTGTTGCCTACTCTGACCTAGTAGTCGAGACCCTCAACGATCTAGATGTAAACATCTGGTATGAGATCAACCCATCATCGGTTCAGACCAGAGCCAAGGCTAATGAGATCACTCGCCTTGCCGCGCTATGGATCGACATTGACTACAAGGACACTGGCGTTCAGTCACCAGAGAATGCTCACCAGATCGTTGATCTGATTGCCGAACTCATTGGCATCAACCCATCAGCAGTTATCGCATCTGGTCATGGACTCCAGCCTTACTGGGCTATCGACCCAGAAGAAGATGTCACACCTGAGATGGCTACCAGCCTGCTTCAGCGCTGGGGAGGCTTTGTCCGCTGGGTTGCTAAGTCACAGGGCGGCGAACTTGACTCAGTGTTTGACCTGCCACGTATCTTCCGAGCCCCCGGCTCAATCAACTTCAAGTCAGTTGAGCACCCAGTAGCAGTGGGCGCTGAGTTCCCAGAGCACTGGAGACCACTGAGCTACGCCGAGATCGATGATGTTCTCGTTACTCATGGCTTTGCATCAGTTGCTACCATGCCTAACGACTTCAGCGCCATCGAGTCATCAAAAGACTGGACTTACGCAGAAGTGGACTGCCACTGGACTGGGCACTTGCTCGCATCAGTTCACCCACAGCAGCCACCTAAGTCACGTCATGGATGGTTGCTACAGCAACTTATTCGCGTCAATGCCGCACACCGCAACGGATGCATCACTGAGCCGACTGCTAATGTTCTGGTCGCTGACATCTCTGATCAGTTCACAAACTTCCTGAAGCTCTCCCCATCACGCGAACTTACCCCCGGCGAAGTCCGCTCAGCTAACCGCTGGGCTATCGCCAAGGTTGAAACAATGGATGACGCGAAGTTATCTCAAGAGCTAAGGGGTCACGTTCACACAGACCTTTTTAGCGATGGTCAGCCTGATAGCACTGGTATTGTCCGCGCTGAGGGCGGATACACATCAGCGGAGCTGGCTAAGTTCTACATCGATTCATTCGACAGCACTGGTTGCTCCGACCACGCGAACGCTAACCGCTTCATTGCACACATGGATAATACTTACAAGTTTGTCCCTGAAGTGGGATGGCATAAGTGGGATGGCGTGCGCTACGTATTCGATGGCAACAAGTCATCTATCCAAGCGGTCATCGACTCTATCGGCTTTGCTAAGCAGATGGTGCTCGAAAAGGATGAACTCAGTTGGCTTGAGAACTCGCTCAACAAAGACCGCTTGAACAACTGCCTTATCGTTGCATCCACTGATCCTGTAGTGCAGGTCAAGTCAATCGACATGGACTCAATGGCAGATGACCTATGCACCCCTGCTGGCATCGTGAACCTACGCACTGGCGAGCTCCGCGAATCCCTCAAGGGGCAAGACTTCAACACACGCGCTACAACAGTCGCGCCTAAATCAATGCCCACTCCGCTGTGGAGCAACTTCCTGAAAGACATTATTGAAGATGACGATCGTATCCAATACATCCAAGAGCTCCTTGGAGCATCACTATTTGGAGATAGTCGTTACCACGTTCTCCCTGTCTTTGTTGGCACAGGAGCTAACGGCAAGTCCACGCTCCTTGAAGTGGTTCGAGAGATTCTTGGTGACTACTCTGCAACGATGCCTGAAGATTTCCTTATCGATACTAAAGGCGCTGCACACCCCACAGACATTGCGCGTCTCCGAGGAGTCCGCCTTGCTGTTGCTTCAGAGACTCGACCTGATGGCAAGTTCAATGAGTCACGAGTAAAGATGCTCACTGGTGGAGACATGCTCTCCGCCCGATTCATGGGTCAGAACTTCTTTGACTTCAAGCCAACGCACACTTTGTTTATGGCAGTGAACCACTTGCCAGAGGTAAAGTCTGGTGGTGATGGTTTCTGGAGGCGACTACGCAAGATTGACTTCCGCAAGACTGTCCCCGTTGAGCGCCGCAAAGAGAACTTCTCCAAGCTTCTGGTCGAATCAGAGGGCGCTGGCATCTTGCAGTGGATCGTTGAAGGCGCTGTCCGTATTACCAACCAAGGCATGAGCGAACCAGAGAGCATCAAGGTAAGCACCCAGTCCTACCGCCATGAAGAAGATCATATTGCGAAGTTCATCGATGAAAAGACCATCCTTGTAGACCGCGCATCTGTTACCCGACTCAGCCTTTACAACGCTTATCGCGAGTGGTGCGAGGAGAATGGCGAGAAGTCGGTCACCCAGAACATGCTCAGTCGTGAGATCAAGTCTCGCACTGGCGTTACCGAGTCCGAATCTGCTGGTTCCAAGATTTTCTTGGGCATTGATCTGATGAAAGTAAGCTCGGCAAACAACATTTCATCTGTAATGGACATCCTTGAGGAAACCAATGACGAATACTGGAAGTGACCCATGCCTAGCCTGTCGCGCTAGCTTTCATAATGAATGCGATACGTTCTGGGAAGCTGACTCGCTGGACTGCTGCTGTGGTGGCGAAGTCAAGTTTGCCGCAGATGGCTCTGTAAAGGCTCAGGAAGCCGACATTGTTTACGAAGGGGATTCCGCTGACACTGGCTACATTAGTGACGGCTACGCGGCGCAGAAGGACATCTCAGAGTATAAAGACCCAGTATCCACTGGTCGTAAGCGCGCTAAAGAGATGTATCCGATCACTGCTGGCATGACATGTGAGTGGGCTGGACTCAAGTTTGCTGGTGGTGGCGTGCAACCCATCATCGGATGCATCGGTCGCCCAGCTTCAGACCGCCATCATGGTCCTGATAAAAATACCATGAACAACGCGCCCGATAACCTTCACCGGATCTGTGACTTCTGCCACAACACTTGGCACGCTGTCAATGATCCGTTCTACGGGGAGCGCCCAGAGCACACTAAGCCATTTATCCCTGCTGGGTTCGACTGGAAACCTCATGACGCAAAGACTAAAGCAACTCAAGCTGAGTTACTTCAGTCTGAAGCTGAGCGAATGGCTAAGCAGTAAACTTCTTGCCTCGGAACCAAGCTACGCCTTCAACAATTTGAACGAGCTCGGTCGAAAATTCATCGCCATCAACAGTGATAACAGCAATACCCTGCTGCCAGTTTTCCCAGTATTTAGCAGTGCTGCCATCAATCTTGGTTGAACCATTTACAGATGGCACAGCGCCATCTACTCGGCAAAGACAGCCGGGCGAAATAGCTTGGCTACGGATTGAACCATCGCGGTCAAACACAGTCTTAGACTGGACTTCTTGGCGGTGGATGTGACCGAACACAGTAGAGATGTGCGGCGTATCGTTAGTGTAAGCGGCAGCAGTTGAGCCACCAGAGCGCACCTTATGCCCATGAATAGCTCGCAGGTTTTTGCTGATCCAATACGCGCCTGCTGGGTAAGCATCAATGTATTCAACGCCAATCTCATCTAGGCGCAAAAGATAAGGGATGCTCATTACTGGAAGTTCATCAGCGTTAGCCCGCTTCAACCCCCAAGCTGCTGCAGCATTGATCTGGATAAACTTCTCCATGCGCCGATCATGGTTACCTTCAATGAGGATGATCTCAGCGCCTTCACCAGCTGCAGCTCGCTGCTCCTGCAGGAATAGATGCCCACGATCTAAAGCTTGCTGGGTCATGCCAGCAAAGCCAGCTTCCTGCTCGAAGCGACCTTGGCTTGGTAGATCTAGGAAGTCACCAAGGTTTACTACAGCATCAACGCGATCTGAATGATACAAATAATCTATCATTTTGAGCGCTACGCTCATTGCAGCTTCATCATGGAATGGATCAAGCATGCCATTCAAGTTGCGATAGCCGATCTGCGGGTCTGGCAGAATTGCATAGACCTTATGCTCGGTAGCAACCTGCTTGGCTTGGCGCGGTGGCTTGATAATTACTGGCTGAGATTTCTGCACCGGATCCCATTTAGTAGTTGGAACAGATAGGTCACCGAGCACAGGAGCATCGCTTAGTTCTATGCAAGGTCAATGCGTTTCTACCAGCTTTGAATCCGCGCTCAATCAAAGCTTCAGCTAATGCGTTACTTGTCCAGCGTTGGTCATCTAACGCATCAAGCAGAATCTTCAAATCTTCTTTGCTTAGTTTTGCTGCTTCCCTAGCAACAACACAAAGCGCTTCACGCTTCTTTGGCTCAAGTCCTTCAAGCATTATGTCTCCCTTGGTATCGGTTACCTAATTAGCCTATAGCACTAAACAGCTGATGCTAAATAGCGAACAACGACAATTCCAGATCCACCGCTTCCTGTAGAAGATGAATTTATAGTAGAGGTATCTCCAGTTCCACCAGAGCCGGAACCTGTATTAGCTGTTCCATTAGATGAAGAAGTTGCCCCTCTTTGTCCTGCGGATCCGCCACCAACTCCACCAGCACCAGCTACAGTTTTTCCAATACCACCACCACCAGCAGCAATAGCTCCAGTTGATGTTGCAGCTGCCCATCCAGATACCCCAGTCATCAGGGGAGTAATCGCACTAATCCAAGCAGCAAAATCAGCAGTTCCAGCTCCACCAGCTCCACCAGTATTTGCTGATGCTGCTCCACCAGTTCCAGTAGCGGATGAACCACCACCACCACCAGATGCACCTTGGTAACTAAGCAAATTGTTGCAAAAACCAGCTCCACCAGCTGAGGTATATGCGCTATTTGCTGATCCGGGGGAGCCAGCAGGCGATACATCATGGTTTCCACCAGCACCACCACCAGAGCCAGTAGAATTATACGCTGTTGAACCCGGCTGACATCCAGCGCCACCACCGCCAGCTGTATAGCTATGAAAACTGGAGGCAGAACCCATGTTTCCTTGAGTCCCAACAGTTGTTTGTCCAGCGCCACCAGCACCAACTACAGCAGAATACGAGCTAGGGCTAAGTGTCACTCCAGTTTGGTATGTAATAGCTCCAGCACCACCACCACCACCAGCTATATTATTAGTAGCAATTCCGCCTCTAGCGCCAGAACCACCGCCACCAATAACTAAAAAATCAACAGCTAGTGGAGCATTGGAAATAGATAAAGATCCATCGTTGGTGAATACTCTATATATATAGCTACCAGATGTGACAGAAGAACCACCAGTAACTACTGGCTTTGACTTTACGCTAGAGATGATACCTAGTGGGATCATTCGTTACCTGCGATCTCCGCTTCAGCTACTGCAATGGCAGCTTCAATGATCTCGATGTTTTTGCGATACTGTTCAATTTTTTCATTCACTGAAGCAATGTGCTGCTCAGTCAAGCCTTCTACAGTGAGCGCACTTTCAGCAGTTTTTAGCGCAACCTCATTATCGTAGCCTTCACGATTCAGCTGAGCAATGCGCTCAGTGTTGATTGCTACTTTTTCTTCGTTAGTAATGCTAAATGCCATTTGTTATCTCCTTATTATGCAAACGCACCGATAGTGGTGACAGTGTTTGTTCCGATTGGCGTGAATTTCATGTAAGAGTTTATGGCAGTGCTTCCGGATGTTGGCGATGATGCCCAAGTGATCTGAGGAATGATCGTGCCAGCAGCATTCACCCTAAAAGTTCCTTTGAGTCGAGCAAAACGAGTTCCAGTTCCAGAACCTGCTCCATCAGAAGTCGCAGTAACAGCATTTAGCGCTGTATAGGTTGGAGTTCCACCAGTTCCAAGGGAACCACGCAAGACGCTCATTTCCCAAGCAACTGAAGTAAAGGTAGCAGTTCCGCCAAAGCCTAAACTGGCACTATTTGCAAGGCTTGCGCTGTATTGAATATAAGCTTCAAAATCATAGGTGGTTGCTGCTGCTGCAGCAAACGATCCAGTTGCACCAAAAAGGGGCTGAGCTGTGGAAACTGCTGAATGAGTATAAGCAGTAGATAGGTTCCAGATGTGAGAAGAACCTACTACTGCACGACCACCATTGGTTGTTGCTGATGCGCTAGCATCTGGAGTGAAATACAGAACATCGCCATTGTATTCCATTGATCCGCCAAGTGGCACTGATCGCAATACCCATCCGCTAAGTGGGAATGCTATTGGTGCTGCTGCAGTGGCTCCTGCTGATGGAACAATTGAGCTAGTAGATGTAACACCAGCAAAAGTTGCTAAACCAGCATTGGTTACAGAAGCTAAAACTGTAGCTGCGCTATTTTGCCATTGCTGAAGGTTAGCTGTTTGTGATGCAGCACCCTTCACTGCTAATGCAACAGAGCTAACATTTGTGCCGATAACAGAAACGCCCGGCTCATTGGCGGTTCCGGTTGTAAATGTTGGGTTTGTTAGAGACTGCGTATCGCCTCTAAGCTCGATACCCCAATACCCATTGATTGACATGCGACCAGAATTAGAGTTTTGGATACTTGAGTAAGGGTCGCCAAACTGGAATCGTGCAGCAGTTCCAGCACCAGAAAGGTTCGAAACACCAAAGGTTCTTGGCGCAGATGTTGTTGATCCTGTTGCCGAAATAGTTAGCGAACCTGTTGAATCGATGGATGATAAAACTGTTCCGCTAGAGTTTTGCCATTGCTGAAGGTTCCCCGTTTGCGATGCCAAGCCTTTTGCAATGATCGGAACACCAGTAGTTGCTGCTGGAGTAAAGGTCTGAGTTGCTGACCAAGTATTAGCGACAGTTAGCGAAACACCACCACCACCGGAACCATTAGCTGCAGCAGTAATACGACCCTTGGCATCTACTGTGATGTTTGCGGAAGTGTAAGAACCAGCAGTAACTGCAGTAGCGGCAAGGGTTGGGTTGGGGTAAGTTCCAGTTAGGTCTCCACCAGCAGTTCCAGTTGGCGTGCGAGAATCGCTTAGCCGACTATCAGTTGTGATTACTGCAGTGCCAGTAACCTGCGATGGCGCAACAGTGAGAGTAGATTGAGCTTTATTCTTCCAAAGATTAGTCGATGACTCATACTGGAGCAGATCGCCATTGGCTTCAGAAACTAAAAGAACATCATGCAGTTCTTCTAATTCAAATCCGTTTTGCGGCTTGACGAAGATTTCGCCTACTGTCGCTGAAACACGCGTGACGATTCCGATGCTGACCATGTGGATTGGCGCAACTGGCTTATTGGCAATGCCATAGACAAGACCACCAGCAGTGGTTCCGGATAGCCAAACAGGATCACCAATGGTTGCTGCTGAAGTATCAAGACCTGATAGCACACCCTGCGTTATCACAGTATCAATGGCGTTGTTGGTCATGGTGTTTGAAGTCAAACCAAGCGTCTTACTTGATGTTACTTCCGCGTCAGCTTTAGCCAAGCTGATAAGCATGTTTGTTCCATTAGCACCGCTGATGTAAACAGCTGCGCCCTTGGGAATGGTTGAGCCAGTGCTGTTTTTTACAGTGGTAACTAGGGTTTCGCCAGTTGGCGCGCTAATCCAAGCAGTGTCATAATCTGTTGCGGATGCCTTGGCAAGAATCTGCCCAGTGGTTCCGCCAGCAATAACGCCGACACCGTTTGTTCCATTAGTTCCATTTGTTCCCGCAGGACCAGTAGCACCCGTAGCTCCAGTTAGACCAGTTGGTCCAGCAGGTCCAGTTGCTCCTGTAGCACCAACAAGGGATGCTAGCCAAGCACTCTGAGTGCCTACGTAACCATTAGCAACCGCTACCTGATAAGCCGATAAACCTGCAACTCCCTGCGTGAAGTAAGGAAGGCTAGCCCAGTTAGCAGATCCAGTTCCGATCTTGACCTTGAGCGTATCAGTCTCAACGCCCATTTCGCCCTGCATAAGAGTAGGGTTAGCGGCAGTCCAGTTGGCAGCAGTATCGCGCCTAAGCTGCAGATGAATAGCCATTAGAGTCCTCCGCAATCGATGGCATCCATGCCACCATAAACAGTGTTAGCTAGTCCGCCATCCATGTTGATCCAACCATTCAGCAGGTTGTTGAAGTCCAGTTGAACTGAGTCTTTTCCATCATGGGTGTGGTTTCCAGCAGCAGCTTGATATGGCTTACTTCCTAAAGTGTGGTGCAATGCAACCGCACTCGAATCCCTATCCGAGTTCAGGTGAAATGCGTTCACTTCATCAGTTGGTGGAATTGTAAGCATGTTAGCATTGTATCGCATACCAAAGGAGACGGCATGAGCAAAGCAAAGAGTATTGGCACGCGCGCTGAAACAGCAGTTCGCAATTATTTATTGAGCGCTGGATACAGCGAGCTAGACGCACATCGAAATGTTCTAAAAGGTTCAGACGATGAAGGCGATGTTTGGCTTCGTGAGGGTCTGCATGGTTTGATTATTTTTGAAGTCAAAGGCGGCAATGCCGCAAAGACAGCATCACATAACCAGATGCTGAAGTGGTTTGAAGAAGCTGAAACGGAGAAGAAGAATGCCAACGCCAAATATGGATTCCTTGTCACCCAGCGAGCAGGAGTGGGATATCCCCGATCTGGGGAATGGTGGGCTTACGCCGACCTTTCTGATGTTGTTTCCCTTACTACTCATACTGAGTGGCATCCTCGTGGGACTATCGTTCGTATTCTTCTAAGCGATCTAGTAAAGCTTTTCAAGCATGGCTAAAGATTCTTTTGATCTAAACGATGTTCTTCTCCAGCTCGGAGAAGGGCTCAATGATTCTGTCCATACTCCGAACCTTTACAACTATGTCGCATCACCTAAGCAGGAGATGTTCCATAAGTTACCGCAAAAAGAGCGCCTTTACATTGGAGGAAACCGCTCCGGTAAATCGCTGGGCTCAACCATCGAAGGCATCTGGTATGCGACTGGCACTCACCCCCACCGCAAAATGCCGGAAGGTCAAATTCGCGGTCGAGTAGTTGCAGTGGACTTTTTGAATGGTGTCGATAAGATTATTCTTCCGCTCTGGAAACAGTGGCTGCCGAAGAAGTATCTAATCAATGGCTCGTGGGAAGATTCCTATAGCCGAGAGCGCCATGTGCTAACACTGGCAAACGGCAACTTTGTTGAGTTCATGTCGCAAGATCAGGACTTGGATAAGTTTGCTGGTTCATCGCGCCACTGGGTTCACTTCGATGAGGAGTGCCCGAAGTCAATCTGGCAAGAGTGCCTAGCGCGTTTGATTGACACCGATGGTGATTGGTGGATGAGCCAGACCCCTGTGCAGGGCATGGAATGGATTTATGAAGATGTATATCTTCCAGCTAAAGAA